GAATGGGCATCATTTTCTGTAGAGCAAGATTTTGAAGAAAACCATGAAGACTTCCACCCATACGGGGACTATGACGAGTAATCGTTGTCTTTACCCAAATAGTCTGGTATAATACTCACTAGGAGCATGTTGTGGGAAGAAAAGTTATTGACGTTACTAACCAAAAATTTGGTAGACTAACTGTTATTGAACAAGATGGAAAAAAATCATCTGGGGAAAAGCTATGGTTATGTGAATGTGAATGTGGTGGACACAAATATGCAACGTCCACTCATTTACGACAAGGAAGAGTTCATTCGTGTGGCTGTATGGCAAAAGAAAATTATGGAGAGAAAAACCCAACTTGGAAAGGCTACAAGGAAATAGGCAGTGCTTTCTGGGGTGGATATAAACGTGGGGCAGACCAGCGTGGATTTGAGTTTGATATATTAATAAAGGATGGTTGGAAATTATTTATCAAACAAAATCGCAAATGTTTTTATTCGGGAAAACCAATTGAGTTTTCTAAGAATACAAATAAATCAAGACACGGTACAGCGTCATTAGAACGAATGGATTCATCTAAAGGATATTCAATTGACAATTGTGTTTGGGTACACAAAAACATAAACAAAATGAAAATGGATTTATCTGTTGAAGAATTTATTCGTTCTAATGACGCTGTAACCACAAACCAACACGGAGATATAAAATGAGCGAAGCTACAGAGTTAATTTCAGTTGATTATAACATAGACGGTGTACCATCATATAATGGATATGAAACTGTACACGAAGCAATGTGGAATATTGAAGAAGAATTTAAAGCGTTAGAGTTTGGTGAACGGATGAGTCTTTCGTTAGTAATTTTAAATGATTTATTTTGTCCTTTCCAATCTCGCATGTTCTTTTATACATTTGACCACTACGGTGATGAAACGTTGTGTGCTTTATTTTCAGGAGAAGATTTAGTCACACCTTGTCTTGAGTGGCATTGGCGTGACCTTGTTGATACTGGAGTAATGAACGGTATATATGATATAGATGGTCTACATAAACACCTTGTAAAAATTGGTGAACTGTTACCAGATGATACTATTACTTTAGTTCACTAAATTCCAAGTTCTTCCAATTGTTTAATAGTGTCCTTTGCATTCTTGTGAAGGACACCAATACCACCTGCTGCTACCCACGAATCAATTGACCGTTGTCGGTCATCAACAAGTACACCATTATCAATAGCAAACTTACCTTTATGTTCACTATGTTCAACAACATTTACTTTAACATCTTTACCTAAATGTTTAGCACACCATTCGCGCTTCTCACCATCGGCGGCTTTAATATCACCGGTTGCTGTTAACACTTCTGGATTATGTACTTTAGTGTAGTCCCACAATTCTTTAAAATCAGGCATTGGTTCTAAATCTACCCAGAATTGATTACCTGCTTTTTCATATTCTCTAATTGCTTTCCATAATTTTTTATCAAACTCTCTATTTTTTGGTGCATTGCCTTTTGGAAAATCTTTTAGATCTATTCCCATAACTTTTGCTGCACCTTTACCGAAGTCAACTAATACACCATCCATATCAAGAAACAATTGATAATCTTGTGGTCCAGCTTTTTCTTTCTGACCTTTCGGTTCTTGTATCTCATCTAACTTCATTTTAATACCTCTGGTGTTATCTTAATTGGAATAGGAGTTACTTTATCAAACCCATCTTTTAATATCTTATTTGAGTCAACAGGTTTTCTTCCCGCTGAGCGATCAATTGACCAAGTAATATGATATGTACTTCCGCCAGGTCTTTCGGTTTTTCCATTTACAGCCACTACAAGTGCCTCTACCCCATCACCATCATCTTTATAACCTACGACTTCAATCGTATCTGGTTGTCTTGGTTTTGGAGTATCATTAGGAACACCAAATTTTAATGTAATGTGATGTCCAATAAAGTCTGGATATTTGGGAGGGAATTTCTTTTGGAGTTCCCTTCGTGATTTAGAATCAAGAACTAACGCTGTATACATTTCAAATAATTCCTCTACTCTCATAACGACATTGACGCCATATCTATTTTAATTTTTAATGAATCAAAACTTAACTCATCACCATCAACAACAATAACGGGTACTGCTCGTATCATCCTACCAACAGCTTCTTCTAATTGTTCTTTTGAAATATCTTCTCCAACAACTTTATAATCAAAATCTGCTCTTTTGCTTTTCAAAAATGATAGTACATTCTTGCAGGTAGGACAAACTGGTGTTCCATAAATCGTAATATTCATAATAATTTCCTTATAATTCTAAATCTTTTAATGATGATGCGTCAACATCCTGATTAATATCTGAAACCAAATATGATGAGATTTCAGCTTCTTGTGGAGCGATTTGTACTTCTTTACCACTAATCCAATTCTTCGTCCACGGTAATGGATCAGTTGTTGGGTAGTCAAAATCAATATCAAGTCCAACCGTTCTCATACGCTTAACACCGATGTGATCAATGTATTGACATAAAATTTCTTCATTCAACCCAATCATTGAACCATCTTTAAACAAGTATTTAGCCCAAGCCTTTTCTTGGTCCATCGCATCCATAAACATTTGACGAACTTCGGCTTTTGTATCTTCTTTAATTTTTATATAATCTGGATCATCTTTCAACAATGTACGAAGAAAGTACTGAGTTGAACCAAGATGAAGATTCTCGTCACGGCAAATCAACTTAATAATTTTTGCGTTACCTTCCATTTTCTTTTGTTCGGCAAAATTCCAACTACAAGCAAAGCTAACATAGAAACGAAGGCCTTCAAGAATGTTAGTACTATTTAAACATAACCACAATGCTTTCTTGTGTTCATATTGACTATAACTACTGGTAGCTACACCAAGTTGTTGAACTTGATAAAAAGTATTCCAATAATGCAATTCATCGTAATATTTAGAAACGTCTGCAGCACAATCCAATATTTCTGGTATAGCTGTTATATTATCAAATATTTCAGATGGGTTAGGATATATGTTTCGTATGATGTGCGTATAAGAGCGACTATGAATAGTTTCATTCGCTCCCCAAGCTTCAATCCAAGCTTCTACTTCTGGCAACGAAGCAATAGGAAGTAATGTTAAATTGGGACCACGACCTTGAACACTATCTAATACTATTTGTCTAAATAAATTACTTGTAAATATATGTTGTTCAAATTCTGTGAGGTCACGGAAGTCTAACTTATCTTTTGATAAATCAACTTCTTCAGGTCGCCAGAAAAAACTTAACTGTTTTTCAGTAAAGTTTTCAAACGTAGGATACTTTACCTCCTCGTAGCGAGCGATTTCTGGACCACCGTTAGGATCTAAAAACATTTTCGCTTTTAGATGGTTGGTGGCATTGTTGTTAAAAACTTTTGACATTTTTAATCTCCGTTATAGTTTGCAAGCTTCACAAGACTCTTCGTCTTCAAATTCAATCTCACCTGCACCGTCATATGTGTTTTGATAATATAATGTTTTAATCCCAAGTTTATATGCGTATACCATATCTTTAATTAATTCAGACATTGGTACTTGTTCACCTTGATAATTTTCAGGATTATAATGTGTGTTTGTTGAAATTGATTGATCTACATACTTTTGGAAGATCGCAGCAATTTCTATATACCCACGAGTATTTGGCATATCCCAAAGATACTCATACTTATTTTTTAAGTGATGTATTTCTGGAACAACTTGTGCAAGAGCACCATCCTTAGAGCCTTTAATAGTTACACAACCACGAGGTGGCTCAATTCCATTAGTTGCGTTAATAATTTGTGAACTTGATTCCACTGGCATCAATGCCATTACTGTTGAGTTGCGCATTCCGTATTCATTAATACTAAGGCGTAATTCTTCCCAATCCATTTTGAGTTTAGGACTGACAATTTCATCAACTGCTTTCTTATACGTATCAATTGGAAGAACATTTTGACAATATTTTGTTTCAGTATACCATTCGCACGCACCTTTTTCTTTAGCTAATTCATTTGAAGCCTTAATCAAATAATATGAAAATGCTTCTGCATATTCATTAACGAGTTCGTTAGCGGAACCATCTGAATATTTAACATTATTTTTTGCTAAGAAGTAAGCAAGGTTACTAATACCTATACCAAGCGATCGTCTATTCTTTGCTGGAACTTCTGCAGCGATTGATGGATAGTTTTGATAATCAAGTAACTCATCTAAAGCACGAACTGCTAACTCTGCTGGTTTTTCAAAATCTTCTGGGCAAGTTATTGCTCCCATATTGATAGAAGATAATGTACACAAAGCTATTTCGCCATATCTTTCTCTAAATTCTTTAGCATCTCCATGCATTGTATGACTCATATAATCTCGTATTCTGCTTTCGCTTGTTAGTGGTGCTGTTGGTAATGTAATCTCCACACATAAGTTTGACATACGAATGGGACTGGTGTCTTCCATAAAAGAACCGTGTGTGTTAGTGTGGTCAACATTTTGAATATAAATTCGGCCAGTATTATTACGTTCCATTAATACACTTGATATTAATTCTATTGCCGGTATTGACTTTTTACGAACACTATATGCACGTTCATACTTCTCATATAATTCAGCAAACTTTTCTTGATCAGAAAAGAAAGCATCATATAAATCAGGTACTTCATTTGGACTGAATAATGTTATGTTCTCACCTTTAATTAATCGTTTGTATAAGTATCCATTAAGCTGTACACCATAGTCCATGTGACGGACACGAGTTTCTTCAGTACCTTTATTATTTTTTAATACGATAAGGTCTTCTGCTTCCAGATGCCACAATGGAAAATAAACAGTAGATGATGCACCACGAACTCCACCTTGAGAGCAACTTTTTAATGCGGATTGGAAGTACTTATAAAATGGAATATTCCCTGTATGGAATACTTCACCACCTTTTACTGCAGATCCTTTTGCACGAATTCGTCCAGCATTAATACCAATACCAGCACGACGAGAAGCATAATCAACAATAGATGAAGCTGTTTCATTAATACTATCAAGACTGTCACCAGCTTCAATAAGAACACAACTTGAAAACTGTCTTGTTGGTGTACGTATCCCTGCTAATACAGGAGTAGGTAATGTAATAGTAGACTTTGATCCTTTTGATATAGCATCATAGTAATCTTTAACATACTGTAATCTGGTTTCTTTCGGATAACGAGCAAACAATGTTGCAGCGATAAGAATATATGCCATCTGTGGTGTTTCAAAATATTCGTTCTTCGTTCTATCTTGCACAAGATACTTACCACGGAATTGTTCAATCGCGGCATAAGTTAAAAGATTATCTCGTTCATGCTTAACTATCTTATTTAATTTATCCCATTCATCATAATCATACATGTTTAACAATTCTTGGTCATACTTACCTAATGCTACATTGTTAACAACATGCAAATATAGGAGGGGCGGTTCATATGAATTATATACTTGCTTACGAAGAGTAATATTAACAAGTCGGGCGGCAACAAACTGATAGTTCGGAGTCTCTTCTGATATAAGATCTGCTGCTGTTTTAATTAATGTTTCATGTATGTCAGATGTTTTAATTTTGTTATAAAATTGAATATGAGACTTAACTTCAATTTCCGAAACCGAAACACCATTAATTCCTTCTGTGGCCCAGAACAGAACTTTATGTACCTTTTCCAAGTCAAATATTTCTGTTGTTCCGTCACGTTTAGTGACAACGATACCGTGCTGTGAAAGCATCCAGCGTTACTCCTTTCATGTTATAGTTATTATTATCTCAACCGTTTAAAACGATTGGATGAAATTTGTTATTCTTTTGTTATAGCCAATTGTGTGGTTAGTATACCACACATCTCTAAAAAATCAAGGCCTTCTTTGCCTCTGTATTCTTCGGCATAGAAGACCTCAATTATTCCAGTTTGAGCAATTAATTTTGCACAATCCAGACAAGGTGCACACGTTATAAAAGCGATAGCGTCCTCACCTGCCTCGTGGGAACGAGCCAGTTTAGCAAGAGCATTTGCTTCAGCGTGATATACTTGTGGAATGGTTTTGCCGTTCTTTTCGCATGTGTTATTCCATTTCGGCGGGGTACCATTGTACCCGATTGATATAATTCTATCGTCTTTGACGATTACGCAGCCCACCTGTTTCCGCTTGCAATATGACAATTCTGCATATATGTGGGCGACCCTCATGTGAGCATTAGCATATCTTGTTTTCATGAGGTAATCCTATTTATTGTTGTTATTACTGTCAGTAGAATATACACCTAAAAGTGGGGTTTAGTCAACGATTATTTTTAGGTTGACCTTTTCTCTGTTTGACTGTATAATTACTATACACGAAACAATATTAGAATACAAGGGTAAAGGATGAAAAAGTTTTCAAGCATTGAACATTTCCGACACGTTGTCAAATCAGTCCATTTCTACTTTGAACGTATAGGACAGAAGAGTAAAGTACCGACTATGACTTTCACAGGTACCGTCAAACTACACGGTACGAATGCAGGAGTGCGTAGGTCTGCGAGTGGAAAAATCCAAGCACAATCCAAAGAACGGATTCTCAGTCCAACGTGTGACAACTATGGGTTTGCCGCATTTGTAGAATCACTCCCTGATAAAGAACTTAATGAATTATTTGATAAAGTTGGTGGTGGTAAGGATACAACGATATATGGGGAATGGATTGGTAAAGGAATTCAAAGTGGATGCGCAATCAATCAATTAGACAAACAATGGGTTATTGTTGGTGCTTGGGTGAATGAGGAATATGTACCAAATAAAGTAACGTGGCGATTAGATGAATTTAATATCCTTAATATATTAGATATTGATACCTACCATGTTACTATTGATTTCAAAAATCCTGGTGGTGTGGTTGAAGAACTTGAAAGACTAACACACGAAGTTGAAGACCAATGTCCTTGGGCATATTCATTTGGCGAAAAAGGTATCGGTGAAGGGATTGTATGGATTTGTGATGAACGACCTGATGATTCTGATCTGTGGTTCAAAACTAAAGGCGAAAAGCATTCTGGTAAGAAAAAATCTGGAAAAGAGATCGCAACAATTGATCCACAAAAAGTAGAAAGCATTGAAAAATGTATTGATATCATTCTTACAGAAAGTCGTCTCAATCAAGGATTTGATCATCTAAGAGAAAGGAATCTTGAAATTGATATGAAGAATATGGGAAAATATCTTAAATGGATTGGACAGGATATCCAAAAAGAAGAAATGGATACAATTGAGGCAAATGATTTAGTATGGAAGGATGTCACGAAACAGATAACCGCTCGTGCTAAGAAATTCTTTATGGACAAGTATAATGAGTGGTAACCATTACCCTCATTAGAAAGTTGACTTTTACAGTAAAGTGTTATATAATTAGTTTTGGAGTTGTGATTTATCACAACATTGTTTAACCTGAAATAGGGTAATTAATATGGCTTACGAGTCTAAAACCATCAACAGAGATCAAGTTGTAAAATATCTCAATCACGCCTTCGCGAAGGCAACTTATCATCTTGGAAGCAAGAACGTAAAAGGAACCGACTTGCATACATATCAAGTTGATTTTTGCTATCTTATAGATGGTATCCAACGTAGTCCAACCTACATCGTTTCAAAAATTATCACTGAGTGTAATAAGCTCATTGATGGTATTACTGAAAGCTCACGATAATAACTAACCTCCAGCTGGTATCAAGTATAAATACCAGCTGGAGGGAATATGTTAATTAAAGATATTCTATCTTCTGCACAAACAGAAGATCAATACTTATCTATCGTTTCAGAAAAATGCTCACGATTTATTGAAGAATCGGAAGGATTTCCTTTACTTAAAAATCTTCCCATTTCATATCAAGATGTACACAAAGTCAAAGTTAGAAAGCAAAAGAAGACAAACGAAGTATCTGAATCATTCAATGAAGCATTCAAGAACCAATTAACAAATCTCCGTCAGCGATCCATATTTGCGTATGCTTCGTATGATTTGCCTATCATAGAAGAACAAGAAAAGTTTTATGTTTTTCCTATTGATGGTTTTAAATATATGTATAATTCAAAAGTCACAAATTCTGGCAAAGAATATAAAGAGGCTATTGATAAAATAAGTGAACAGTTTGGTAATGATAACCAAGAAGCAATTGAAATCATCACAGAATTATTACAATATACCTATACGTCAACCAATCTCGTAGAGGGTTTACGAAAGGGAGCTGAAGTTATTGTATATAGTATCCCTTATTACTACGCAGTACGTGCATCAATTTTTGAAGATTATAATCAATTGTTGACATCTCTTCCGTAACATCATATAATAGTAAGATAAATAATAAGAACTCAGGAGAAGGGTCAATGTTTTTTCACGCGTTGGAATATTCTATTTTTCAACTACGCACAAATACCGAATGGTTTGAACGATTAAAATGGTTTGCTAATATCAATATGTATATTAGTGCTATTTTGTTGTCTTTTTCTGTGTCGTGGTCAACAACACCTACTGCGTTTATTGGATTCTTGATTGCTCATATTATCTGGGTATTTGCTGGAATTGCTATGAAAGATAAACCAATAATTGCTCTCAATGGGTTCTTTATTCCACTAGATCTGTATGCTATGGCAATCAGGTTCTAAAATATAAATATAATAATAGGAGACGAAAATGTCAGAAGTACGAGTTTTTAAAATTACCACAGGTGAAGAAGTAATTTCACGAATTAAACTAGATTCAGTAACCGATGAGTTTTATACATTAGTGAACCCACGTGTTGTTGCTATTGCGCCAGGACCTAATGGTCAAATGAGTGTTACACTAATTCCACTATTTGCAAGTAACCAAGATGGAAATGCAATGTTAAATAAATCACATATTGTTGGAGAGCCCGAAAGCATTAATACGGAACTTGAAAAGGGATATCTTGAACAAACATCTGGGATTGCATTAAGCTAATGGCTGTTATCGTCTACAAGTGTTCAGTATGTGACCGTGAGATAGAACTTATCCGCAACCCTGCCGGTTTAGAAACTGTCGGGCGTTGTACGATTACGGATGGTTGTAGAGGAACGTTATTCCAAATTGATACAAAGCTTGATTTTATTAGAGGCAAATTTCCAAAAGCTGTTGCCGGTTTAACCGACTGGACTCAACGGCAGGTCTTGTATAATCATACACAATCTGTTGCATCTACACAATGGATAGTTTCTCATAATTTAGGCGTTAACCCTTCCGTACAAGTATATGGAGAAAGACCTTCGGGTGATGAAGTTATTCTTGTTGAACTCGTACCAGACTCAATTGAAATTATAGATGAAAATAATTTACTTATAAAATTACCACGAGCTGAATCTGGTACTGCTCAATGTATTGGTCGTTCATCCCGTCCTGTTATAGACAATGTTCGTGTTGAAGAAGTTGTCACTGAAATTGAACCTTTTCAAATATCAGCTTCATCAGAATTTACAATTGCTACAATTGATACTACAACGAACATTGATCTTACGATATCATTTACTACGCCAGATGGTAGAGTAGTGGATGTTGTATACACAGTAGATGACACTCCTGCAATTGATTCACCTTGGTCAGATACAAACAAAATATACTTCCACGGAAAGACCTATACAACTAGAAGTATTGATATAATCAGTAAGATTGAACTCACTGACGGTACGGTTGTTGATAGTTCATCTTTTTATATTAAATATATTGATGTTGGTTCGGGTAATCGTTCTCTGATTTCAGAAGAAGTAATAATTTTATTAGCGAACGACCCATATGAAGTATTGGACAAACAAGTTGATAAATTTGTTGACCCAACTCTAATTGGTTCTGATGAGGCTTCATTTTCATTCTATTATGAAAATGGTGAATTCTTTGTATACGATGACTTAATTGAAACTGTATTCCCCCATATACGAGAAATATAATCCTTGACGTTCTTATAGTTTTGCTTTATAATATAGCAAAACTATAATTATAAGAAAGTATATGAATATCAAAAAACAAAAACTATTAATAGAATATTTACTATCATCCAGTGACACATTCGCTATATGTTCATCAATTGTTCAATCTGAATATTTTGATCCTGAACTGCGCAATGCTGTTTCATTTATTAAAAAATACTATGATGAATATAATAATACTCCTACTTCCGCTCAAGTGGAAGGTGAAACAGGAATTGAATTAACACATCAAGAAATAAGCAAAGACCAAATATCTTATTGCTCCAATGAGATAGAATCATTTTGTAAACGAAAAGCAATTGAGAAAGCTGTTCTTTCTTCACCTGCATTAATAGACAGTGGTGACTATGGTAAAGTAGAAGAGCTTATTAAAGACGCCGTTACTGTTTCGTTACACAGAGATTTAGGATTAGATTACTCAGAAGATCCAGAAGAACGATTAAGACGATTAGCAGTATCTGAACAAACCTTTTCAACATTGTGGACAGAATTTGATGAACTGTTGAATGGTGGATTAGTTCGTAAGCAGATGTTATTATTCTCTGCGAACTCAGGTGGAGGTAAGTCTATCGCTATGGCGAACCTTGGACTGAACTTCATGAAGCAAGGATTGAATGTTTTATATATTTCTCTTGAGCTATCTGAAGAAATGGTATCATTACGATACGATAGTATGGTGACAGGAATATCATCAGCAGGTTGGCAATATAAAATAAGTGAAATTGCTACGAAGGTTGAGTCTGGTATTGCTGGAATGGGTGAGCTTACCATTAAGTATATGAATGCAGGTTCAACAGCAAATGATATTAGATCTTATCTTAAAGAATTTGAATTAACAAAAGGGTACACACCAGATGCTATCATAGTTGATTATCTTGATTTAATGGGTACTAATGAATTCATTTCTGCTGACAATGTATTTGAAAAAGATAAAGCTGCTGCTGAACAATTAAGAAACATTGCTAACGATTACAACGCATTTATGATTACTGCTTCTCAACAAAATAGGGGAGCTGTTAACCAAACAGATTTGAACCATAGTCACATTGCTGGTGGTATTAGTAAAATTAACACAACTGATGTATACGTGTCAATCATTATGAATGATGCAATGAGAGCAGCAGGTGAGATTGCGTTTATGTTCCTCAAGACCCGATCGAGTGATGGGGTAGGTAAAACTATCTACCTTAAATGGCATGGAAGTTCATTACGAATAACAAACCCTGATGGTGGTGACGAACACAAGACAACATTAAACATCCGTGATCCAAGAGCGAAAAGTGGTACAGAAGATTTTCTTTCTTCCCCAAGCGGAAATGGGTTGATAGATTTAATTGACGTGTAGCGTTGACTTACGACACATAAAGCTATATAATATACAATAATTACAGGAGAGCAAGATGCAAGCAATTGAACCAATTACAATTATTAATGTGGATGATGTTCCTCACGCAGTGAGTGATATGTCCCCAGAAGTTAAACGTCTCGTTGATTTTTACAACGATTGGCGAACTGAAGAAGCACAACTTAAAGGCGACACACTAAAAGTACAAGCAGCGATGCGTGATCTTTCTCGTGAAATTATTACAACAATTCGTCGTGAAAAAGAACAAGCTGATGCTGAACAAGCTGCAATCGTAGCTGCTCAAGAAAAAGAAGCTCTTGAAAGAGAAGCTGCTATTGAAGAAATTGAAGCAACAGACGAAACTGAAACACAAGTTGATGATGCTGACGAACCAGAAGTAAATGACGAACTCATTGCTGAAGTTAATCCAGATGAGAATGCCGATGCTTAAAGAACGTGAAATTACAAATATTCGTTATACGAAAGTAAACGAAGATAGCGGTACACTTAATAGATTTGAAACGACAGATAGAACGATCATTCCAACTTCCGTTCCAAAGCCTAACATTAAAGCAGTTGATGTGACAGACCTCTCCGAGACTGATCAAATTGAACTACAAAGTTTGTTAACTGAATATACAGAATATGTGCGAGATCATTTAAAATCTGCATATTCATTTGAAGATTGGACCAGTCATTCAAAAAACATACACATTGACGTAAAGTGGCGGACATTTAAAGTTCAAAACACAGAAATACTTTAATTATCATTTTATGATGGTGCTCAAGCTAAACCCAATCTCAATAGGTTGGGTTTATTTTTGTCTGTCATAAATACAACATTAACGTGGAGATATGATGAAATTAACTGAATTCCTTAATGACAGTATAGTGACCGACCAAGGTGTATACATATTACACGAGGGAATTGAGCATATTGAAGCTTTACCGCTTGATAAATTCATTGATGCTGTAGAAAATCTTGAAAAGTTTATTGCAACTGAAAAATTGGATGGTGCAAATCTGATATTTGGCTTTGATAATAAAGGAAAATTCTATACAAGTCGTGAAGCTAAAGGTGCTGCCAAAAAACTATATTCAGTTGATGATTATGAAGTCAATGCGGCAAATTCAGGATTTGCGAGTGCACATGCAGCACTTGAGAAAATGTCTCCTGAATTAAAGAAAGTAGTTGATAACGGTGAAGCAGTAGAAGTTGAAATACTATTTGGCCGTCAGCCAAACGCTATAGTGTACGGCTCATCATATGTAGCATTCCTTCGTATGCTTCCTGGTGAAAGCAAAAAACACCCAGATCAATCAAAAATTAAAGAACTTGCTGATGTTATGAATAATAAGTCAGTTAGTGTCACAACTAAACACGTAGCGACAGTTGATGGAGTTAATATCAAAACTGAAGATGTAACACACAAATGGAAGTTTACATCAGTATCATACGTGAAATCTCATCATTTCGGAAAAGTTAATGTTAAAAAAGAAATAGCTGATTTCCGCAAATTCCTTAAAGAAAAGAACAAGATAGGAGACCTTGGATTAACAAATATGGATATCATTGGTATCAAATTGACAAGTGTTCCTAAAAATATACGACCAGAAGTAAAAGCTGAAAGAGAACGATTAGCGAAAATATCTACTGAAAAATTCAAATTACCAATCAAAGAAAAATTTCTTAATCAAGTTCTTCGTAAACTTGCACCAGCACTTCGTGATGTAGAAGTAGAAGCTCATGAGGAAACTGGCGTTGAAGGTGTTGTGCTATTAAATCCAAAAACTCTTGAACAATTAAAGATTGTTGATAAAGACGTATTCACTATTATCAATCAGTTCAATTTTGCTATTCGTAATGAAATTAAGAGTACTACTCGCGGTCGGCAGAAGTTTGAAAATACTTCTCTGGGTGTGAAAGGTGATGTATTTGGTGATATGTTGCAGCGAATTGCAACTGCAGTTGGCATTCCAGGTCTTGGTGAATATATCTCAATTAAACGGACAATTAAGAAATTTGCTGGTAAAGATCAAAAAGAAACAATGAAGAATTTCACTGATGAATTTAAAATCAAAGACGTTAAGAAACTGAAACCGAAGGTGGTTGATGGTATTGAAGAGGGTATTAGTGATTTAGAAGCTGGTTTGAAGAAGTATAACAAAGAATGGAAAAACTATACCCTAAAGTTGAAGACTGGGAAAGAGATCAAATACACGAAAGAAATACACAATCGCACATTAATGGTATTCGCCGAAGTACGTAAAGAAATGCGGGAAACGCTATCAAATGTGAAGAAAGCTAAGAATGTTGGTGATATTGCTGTTGCAGTATACGGAAAACAACTCCGTTCTATCCACTAAACAGCTTTGCTCTTATAAATAGATAAGACACGAATAATAGGAAAATAACTATGTCACTATTGCAAAAATTAATCAACGAGACCAGTCCGGAAGGTATGAAATCAGTCCGTTTTAGCGATATTAAGCAAGGTCGCAAATTCTTTAAAAAGAATAATACTGAATTGGAATTAATTAAGACTGAAAAATATAAGTTCAAAAAGAATTTAGGGCCAACAGCTAAAGGTGGTGCTATCAACTTCAAGATTGATTCTGGTGAAATGGTATTAATAAAAGAAGAAGCAGCAGAAGGTGCAGTAGCCGCACACGATATTGCTGTTGGTGCTGATGCTCTTGGATCTGAACCTACTGAAAAGGTAAAAGTGAAGAAAAAGAAGAAAAAGAAAACTTCTCTACTTAGACGCACCATTGCAGAAATGGAACAAAAATTTGATCAGGCAGATGTTATTTCAAAACTAAAGGCTGCTGAAAAAAGTGCGACGATTGATCAGGATACTGTTGCTTTCGGACTTGAAGATGAAGACGGTAATATGGTAAAGGTTCACGTTCGTGCAGAACAAGCTGAAGATTTCCAAGCCGCTCTTGAAACTGCTCTTGCTGGGAATGAAGATGATGAGACAGAAGATACATCATCAGTTGAAATTGCTGAAGTGTTATTTGAATTAAAAGATAAATTTGAAATCGTTGACATTGAATGGGGAGCCATTCCAGAAGACGAAGAAGAAAATCAAGAAATTGAAGGCGAAGGTGGTGATGAATTAGGCCTTGGCGGTGAAGAAGGTGATATGGGCGATGAAGACCTTGGTGACGAAGATATGGTTGCCGACGAAGATGGTCTTGGCGATGAAGAAGTTGCAGCTACTGCACTAACTCAAGTTATAGATATGATGAAAGCAGATTCTGAAGCTAAGAAAGCTGAAGCAGATGCAAAGAAAGCTGAAGCTGAAGCAAAGACTGCTGGGTTTGCTGCACAAGCTGCTGCAGAAAAAGTTAAACAAGAAGAAGACATTCTTGATATGGAAACATATAATAAATCAAAGGCTGATGCTGATAAAGAATCAAAACGCCTTGCTCAATTAGCAAAATATAAACACGACATGGCTGGTGAAGCTGATGTTGAAGTAACAAAAACAGAAATAGATGTTGCACCTGAAGAAGAGGAAGAGTCCACCAATACATTAAATGTTGATGACTTAGTAGATCTATTACGCAAACGACTTCAAGCAAATTAAGGGGATTTAAAATGGCTAAGGAACGATTAAGCAGAAGCGACAAAGGTGTAATGGCACTTGTTCATTCTTTCATGAAAGACGGAATGGGACTTTCACCAAAAACTATTACATTGGTAATGAAACGTATTCGTGACCAAGGTGAATTTGGTAATATGAAAAATCACATGCGTGGTTTGAGTGGTAGCACATATAAGCGTATTAATCAAGCTATAGATATGGCTGAAGAAGATGCTGCGAAGATGAGCAAAGGCAAGCCAGAAGAAGGTAAAGAAGAAGGTAAAGAAGAAGCAGCTGAAAAAGATGTTGAAGCAGCTGAAACTCAAAAGCCAAAAGCTAAAGAAGAAGTCAAGGAAAGTTTTTTACATTATCTTATTAATGAAACCGGAACTGAAGCCTATGATGATTCTGGTGAAGTTGACTATACTGGTTCAGATGATGAAAAACTTACCTCTCGCCAACTACAACAAAAAAAGAAACAGATGATGTCAGATCCTCAACGTAAATCATTAGATAAGAAGATGAGTACAGCTAGCACACCCCAAGAAAAGATTGCAGCTGAAAATAAGCGGCATCAATTAGCTATAAAGAAAATCAGACAAGCTGGTAACAAGGGTACAGAATAATGTTATTGGATGAAGTATTATACGAATGTGAAGTTATTTACACTGATGAAGAGGGTAATACCCTAAA